CGGAAGAAGCCCAAGCGATAAAGTGTCGATCGTGCGCCAACACGATCACTGCTTTTTTCTCACTTTTCTTTTTCCCGATGACTCAAACGTCCACTTCAGTATTTTGGTGGGCATTTGGTGGTTTTTTGGGTATTTGGAATTTGTGGGCGTTGGTTCCGTTTGTTGGATTTCATGTGGCGATGTGGTGTTTTGTGTATTTTGCTGAGGTGCAGTATGTGGTAATACGATCTGCACTTGTGCAACCATTTTATGCAGCACGAAACATGTTAGCGCGTGGATGGAACAAACGGTTTTCGAATTATGTTACTTATAATACTCTTGAATTTGCGGCGAAGTTGGCCGTTTTTGTGGGTGTTGTAGGTTTAGCTATTAAGAGGATGATACAGGTGATTCGTCAAACGAAGAGCCGCCACGTTAAGCGTCAGAAATATCAGAAGATATTGGGGCTGTATGATGCCGTGTTGGCAACAGTCTTTCTCCCAACTGTTTGGTTGTGTGGTATTATGCCGGCCAAAAAGGTGTGGGATGAGGCACGTGGTTTTATGTCTATGTTGAAATGGGTGGCGAGCATTGGTTCGCTGTTTTCGTCGTCGAAGACGGATTCAGAGCAATTGATTGACCGCTCTATTAATGATGTTGAACAACGTTTGAAGAGGGCGACCGGTTCGTCTGGAGCCCTGCCATATAAGGGTCTCGGTTTTGATGAGAAGGAATATGTGGCGAAGAAATCAGGTGGAGGAACGACAATGTGGTCGGGTATTCGAAAATTGTGGGGTGATGATGAAGCCGCTACAATTATTGAGAAAGAATCGAATCCTTATTACAAATGGGCGTTTGCCATGTGTTTTGCAGTTCTTCTTGGATGTGTTATTTGGTATTTGCGTCAAACGGTGTGGAAAAAATCTTTCCACCGTCGTTATGAGCGCGTGAAGAAGATTGAAAAAACGCGTCAGCTAAAGTGGTTTTGTACGAGTGGTAAATCTGCTCACAATTTCACAGCTGAGGATCTTAATGGTCCAGGAATGGATGATCCGGATATCATTGTCCATGTGAAGTGTCCGAGTTGCCATGCGGTGACGGATTGTACTGTGGCGGAAGCTAAGTACATGAAGTCACAAGTTTGTGGTGATTGTACACGGTTGGCTTATGAGAGAGAAGTGGATGATGATTCTGAGGATGATTTTGATCCGGAGGATGAGCACAATGATTGGGATGAAAAAGATCTCAAATCTGAGGCTCCCTCACGTGATGCAACTCCGGTGCCGGATGCGTTGAATGATGATGAAAATGACGATTATGTTCACGTTCAACGTATGCGTCAGAAGATGTCGCCAGAGTTGAAGAAGATGTATGATGGGTTTCGAGCAGCGCAGCTTGCGGAGAAAGCGAAGCGAAAGGCTGAGCAGAAACCACCAAAGGTGAAGCCGGTGGTGGTTCCGGCAGCTGTTGTGCCGGTGGTGGTGCCACCAGTGCAGCAGACTGCTGTGGCAAGTGCTCAGGTGGTGGCAGTACCAATAACTTCGGTTGCTCCAGTAAATTGTGATCCGGTGGTTGGAAATGTTCCTCCGGCTTCTTTAGTTGCGCAAGCGGCTATTGTGGCAGAGGTGAAGCCTGTGGCTCCTGTGGTTGTCGCGCAAGCGGCACCTATTGTGAAACCACTGGTTGTGGAACCATCGTTAGAGGATCAAGTTGCGAAAGCTGTTGAAGCGCGGATGGCAGTTCTCCAGTGGCAGAAACTGGAAGAGCAATTGAAAGCCGATAAGGCAGCCGCGGATGAGGAAGATGCTCAAAAGAAATTGGAAGATATGGTTGCTGCGGCTGCCGCAAAATTAGCTAAACAAGCTGATGATGCGGCGCCAAAACATGTTTGTGGTCGGTGTGCGAGTGCTCATTATCTTGCGAAAGCGGGTAGTGAGTCGTATAAGATAATGATGAAGAACAAGCAGTGTATGTGTGGTAAGTATTGCAAAACCAATGGCTGCACGTTCAATCATGATTGTACTCGTAAAGATTGTAAATATGGAGATAAGTGCATGTGGAAGCATGCGAAGCAGCAGAAGCCAAAGCAGAAGCAGGCAGCGCGTATGGAGGAACCAGACGTCTGTCGTGTTGCTGTTACTAATGGTGAAGCTGAAGGTTGGCAAAATGCGTTTATTTTGAAGGGATCTCGAAATATCCGCATTGGTGTCACGCGTCATTTGGTAGAAGATGAAAAGAAGGTGGAGGTTTCTACAAAGAACCCCATTACTGTTATTTTACCGAATAACGCGGAAGTGACGGTGCAGCCAGGTAAGTGGAGTGTTGCGCGTCATCCGACGCGGGATGCAGCGTATATTGAAATTCCGTGTAATGAGCACCAGTCGTTCCCGCAACTTAAACAGAATAAGTTGGGGAAAGTTGAGAGGGGCAAAGTGATGAATTTAGCTTTGTTTGCCTATGACTCATTTCGAAGTCCAAGAATGTCGGTTTCGAGCGGTACTGGTATTTTGAATGGTACTATCATTGAGCATATGTGTGAAGCGCGTGATGGAAATTGTGCGGGTTATCTCACGGATGATGGTAAAAAGATCATTGGAATTCACTTTGGGCAGGCTGGAAAAGGGGCGAAAGCCGTGTGGCATGCCGAAGCGATGGATGATGATCTCATTCAATTCTTTACGAAAAACTTGTAGTGGAGCGGGATTTGCGATCCCAGTGTAAACAGTACGAGAAGTTTATGGATGTACCGTTTTATGCAGCTCCCTCCACAGTTACCCCAAAATCATCGCATGTGTTCTTACCTGAAAAATTTTTACCTGAAATGGAATATCTTGGCCGAGTAACGCGTTTTACACCGTACAAGGAAAAGTTTTCCATAAACCCAATTTTTACGCAGTGGGAGGCGATTTCTGGCGTAAAATTCGAGCATAGTTATGCAATGACGCAGCTGAATGCGTCGGCGCTCGAGAAAAGTATTTTGAAATATAATCGACCTCAACCGAAGTTTGAGTTTCGATTGTGGAATGTCGCTTTGGATTGGACTGAGCGACATTTTCGGCCGTATTTAAGTGAATCAAAGGTTTCAGATCATGAGACTGTCATTTATGAGTTGGATAAGTCTAAATCCGCTGGTTATCCGTGGAATTTGACTTACAAAAACAAGAAGGAGTTTTTGGCAGAATCCAAGAATATCGATTATCTCGTGCAGTATTATGAGAGTTTGGCAACAGTGGATCCTTGGAAGAGTTTCTGGGTTGCCAGTCTGAAAAGTGAGATGCGCGATGTTGAAAAGTTGCGTGAGAATAAAATACGGACATTCACTGCGTCGGCAGTGGAACATGTTTATGCCACCAACCGTTTGTGTTTGGATATGAATAATAAGTTTTATCGTACCAACAATGAACATTGGAGTTTTGTTGGAGCGTCGAAGTTTTATGGCGGTTGGGATAAGTTGTATCGTCGGTTGTCGAAGCACCCGAATGCATTTGAGCTTGATGAGAGTTCATTTGATGCGAGTCTATTTAGGGATGCTATGTATGGGCAATTGTATTTGAGGAAAAAATTCTGTAGGTACACGGAAAAAGAGCAGAGACAGCTTGAAGAAGTGTACAATCAGATTGTTGATTCCGTGTTGGTTATGGGAAATGGCCAGGTGTTTCGAAAGAACACAGGCAACCCCAGTGGATCAGCAAATACAATTGTCGACAATACGATGATTCTCTTTAGACTTTTTGCTTATGCATGGTTGGATATCATGTCAGTGAAGTGTAAGGAGAAAGCAAATTACGTCAGTTTTATGAAAGAGGTTGAAGCCGCGTTGAATGGTGATGACAACACTTACACGTGTAGTGCTAAGGTTGTTGAGTGGTTCAATCCAAAGGCGATTATGGAATCATGGGCGAAGCTTGGTGTTGTGACAACGACACCCTGTTTGGGGCCACGTAAGTTGGAGGACGTCAATTTTTTGTCAATGTCTTTCCAGTGGTATCCAGACAAGCAAATGTGGCTGCCGCGACCAGATCGGGGTAGGGTTATGTGTTCTTTGAGAGAAGGTTCGAATAACCTCGATGTTCGGTGGCTTATGTTGCGAGCGTTTGCTCTGCGTATTGAGAGTTGGCCTGATAAAGAGACTCGCGATGATATTATACAACTCATTCAGTGGGTTGAGCGCGAATATGGCCATATGTTGAGAGGAACGGTGGTGAAGAGTCCACTGGGAGAAGATTTCGACATTACGTATGACTTTATTAAAACGGGTTATCGTACGGACGGTGAATTGGAACGTTTGTATTGTTCACGTGCAAATCGCCTGCAAGGCGATTTTGGTGAAGAAGAAGAAGACCTGAAGGAGTTTAAGGCCTGTTTATGGTGGTGCATGGCTCACGAGGAGAGTTTATGTTATTCATCGGTTTCTCAGAGTAATCGGCCAGTTCCGGTGAAAAAACAAAGTGGTGTCCTGTCCGCCAAGACAGAAGATATTAGAAGAGAAGAAATGCCAAAAGTGCGCAAAGCAACGGAAGCTGCCGCTGCGTACAAGAAGGCAAAGAAAGCTGAGAAGACTGCCAAGCGGGCGATGGCAGGTCCTAAGAAGAAAGCAAACAAACACGGGAAGGTGGGTAAGCATATGGGTCGCGGTGGAGGTACCCGATCATATGCAGCACCTGCCGCCAGAGGTTTTGAGCACCGAAATTCGCGTGGGGTGAAAACGCGAGTGCGTGTCGTGAATGATACAGCAATTTCCCTGCAGTTGACAGGAATTGCTTCAACTAACCCTGGTTCGTGTGATCAGGTATTTATGTTTAGCTTGAATCCGGGTTTAGCTCCGGACGTGGGATATATGCCGGGTCGACCGTCGTATGTCAATGGTTTATCGTTGTGGTCGTCGCAGCAGGCGCGTTTGTATCAGAAGCATTCCCTGAAGCCGAAAGGCTGTCATGTGACGGTGCGATACAAAGCGGCGTGTGGCTCGACAACTGCTGGAACAGTGGGTATTACGTTTTTTCGCAATGCGATTGGAGCGGTGCCCACTGCGGGCGCAACAGCGCGTCAGCAGTATATCGACCAGAAAACGACGCATTTAGCGGTGTATGGTTCAGTTTGGAAGGACCATACGGCGTCGTTTCGGCCGGACAAAGATGATAAGAATGAGAGGCAGGTGCGTGTGGGCATTCCGTCCATTCCGCAGTCCGATGGCTCGGCATTGACGGGTGTTGCATCTGATTTGAATGAATATGATTATGGTTTTTGTTGTATCTGGCTCGACAGTGTCGCTGCGAGCACAGTCGTCGGAAATGTTGACATTGATTACAATTGGGAAGTTAACACACCATCTGTTGTGTTGGCCGGGTTGGCCGAAGATGAAAGTTTGGCGCAATCCGATCATTATGAGTTACTGTCCGTTGGTAATCCTCTCGTCAATTTGACGGTTCCGCTTATGTCGTCGACGACACGATTTAACTGGACAGCGCCTTTGGCTGCGTATCAGTCAGCGTCGGGAAGTTCGATGTTTGGGGGTGGGCTGTGGCAGAAAGCGCCTGGCTCATCACTTGCAACAAACATTGATCCTGCTACTGGATACTTGTCCTTCCCTGACGTTGGTTTGTATTCGGTTACTGTGCGGTTGCAAGTAGCGTTCAATGCAGCGCTGGCAGTGGGGGACTTTGGTTTTGTTAATCAATGGGTTTCCGGTGGAACTCAGACGAATTATTTTCCCGTGACGCGTACAACATCAGCGGGAGTTGCAGTCCAGCAGTTTTGGGATTCGTCATTGTCGCCAAATTGTGCTGGGTATGGTTGTGATAATCCGTATTCTATTAATTATATGACTTACACAGATATCGTGTTGGTGACGGATGTTGCTGGGCGTTATCAGTTAGTGGGATGGTCTGGTAATTTTGGGTCTTTCTCAACTGCCCCGATAGCCAACTCGATGTTGACAAACACTGTTTCGGGTGATGTGGTCATTACTGAGTTGGGCCCAGCGCAAACGGTGGCGGTGAAGAAGAAGATTAAAGAGAATGAGAAAAAAGAGCAAAGCGAATTGAAGGAGAAAGTGGCGGAGTTGTCCGCCACTCTTTCAAGTTTGGTCTCGGCGAATGGTTTGAAGCCGTCGCCGTTGGTTCGCGATCGTAGGGAGATTGAGATGGTGTGCCCAAAGGAGCCCCGACTCCCTAGTCGGTTTGAGTATGAGAAATGGACCGAATGGGAGAATGCGAAATCGTTTGCTCTGAAAAAGTTCGGAGATGCTAAAGCAGATGCGACAGCGCCTGCGAAGAGTATCGAACCGGGGAAGGTTAGTCCGACGCCTTCACTTGCGATTGCTTTGGAACGTGTGAAAGAAGATTACGTTGTTATCTCGAAGGAAGAGAAGAATGACGACGGAACAAAGCGATCGCGGAGTTTACCTCGTGCAGTGCAATAATCTGTGCGAATGTGATTGTGACATATGTGGTCAAGGGTTGTGTTTGCGTTGTAAGTTTTTGTGCCATGGTATGTGTGAGGAGGACGCGTGTTATCGCGTTCGCTTCGGTGTTAAGTATTACGAAGTGTTGTGATTTTTGTTTTTCTTAGTCACAAAAAGATTTGAATAAAGAAATAAAAAGAAGAAAATTTGTATCGATGTCCTATTCCGATACAGTTAGCTGGAGTGGTCTGTGAGGATCCTTGTTGAGGCCGTGTGTATTCGGCGCAGTTCCACGAGCAAGGGCGGTTTGGCGACCGTTCCGATAAAGTGGGTTGGCAAGTAAATCAGTCCCAGCTAATAGGTAAAAGTAGAGATTAACAATGCTCCTCTACGAAGTGCGAG